TTACACTCTGTAATAAAATGCGGCAGTATTTAGTGACCGTGATCTTTTTGACATAGCTTGAATAATTTGATTTACATAATCTACTACAGTGTAAAATACTTGCCACCATTTCTTCCAGTTCACCCTCATCATCCTTTCATTCTGTGGTTTAGTTGTCGGGTCCGCAGTTATATCTAATACGTCGGCACCACCCACTTGAATTACTGCTACGTTCTCTCTTGGGCCTAACTTTTTACAATTCCTAATGGTGCATGTGCTCGTTGTCACGTCTAGTTTATGATTTACTCCATCCACTACATCGGTTATTACAAGTTTTTCAGCAGTTGCTACTTCTTCAAACGTCGCAGTATTAGTAGTAACACATCCAATTCCTAGTGTTTGCGTATTTAATGGACATACCTTTATAGTACATGACGTTCCCATTGATATCCATTTATTAGCTTCATCAGTCTGTTGGTAATAGTATAAAGTTATGTCCATTGGATTGCATAGCCACTCATTCAAAATTAGATCCGCAAGTTCTGACATATCTAATTGCAGGTTTGCGTCATACTTCATAAGCACTAAATTATAATCGCAATACAGCTGCGGATCTATCGAAAAAGTAGCGATATCAGTATATTCTTTAAAATAAACTGAGCCTGTTGGCCAACCTTTTGTCAACAGTAGTTGGGAAATTGTATCCGTCCAAGAGTTATCATTAATTTCGGTTTTAGCTTCTGTTGGATAGTACAAACACAGGGTCGACGTTAAATGTATCTCTTCCTGAGTGGAGTTCGCATATGCAGTGTCCATTGAACCTGTTATTGGTAAATTTATTCCGTAATTTTGACCCCTAACTAATGGTGTGCATATCACAATTAAAAGCAAAAATCTGTAGATGATGAAATCCATTGTTATGGCAATTCTCCTTAGTATTTGGTTAACTAGTAAGATTGATATCAAAAGCGTTAGAACTGTGGTATATTCAATACCGTACAT